TGGAGAGTTTTTGTGGCCTAAACAACGTAGAAAAGATGGTAAGACATTTGGCTTTGATGAGCGTGAATTGGCTAGAAAAAAGGCTAAATATTTGGACATTACACAGTTTTATGCCCAATATTACAACAATCCTAATGCAATTGAAGCACAGTATTTGAGTAAAGATAATTTTCAGTGGTATGAAAAAGAACAAGTACAAAATGTTAGTGGTGTTTGGTACATTGGCGATAAGATGTTGAATGTCTATGCTGCAATTGACTTTGCGTTTACCATTACTAGTACAGCCGACTACACAGCATTGGTTATTGTTGGTGTAGATGAAGATAATAATATTTATGTACTAGACATTGATCGGTTTAAAACAAATAAGATTAGTGCTATGTTTGAAAAAGTAGAACGTAGTTATAAGAAATGGAAGTTTAAAAAACTACGTGCAGAAGTGGTAGCTGCACAACGACTAATTGTTACGCAATTTAGAGAGTATATGCGTAGTCAAGATGTAATCTTCTCAATTGAAGAATACAATCCTCCCCGTAACATGAAGAAAGAAGAACGTATTGGCGCAATATTAGAACCACGTTATTCAAACAAAATGATTTGGCATTACAAAGGTGGCAACTCTCAAGTGCTGGAAGAAGAGTTGTTGATGACTAATCCAGAGCACGATGACGTAAAAGATGCATTGGCAAGCGTTGTAGAAATAGCCAAACCCCCTATGGGGAATAGTAGAGCGTGGCGACGTAAAGATAAGAACGTAGTCTATTCTTCCCGTTGGGGTGGAGTTGCAGCTTAATAGGAGATTATATGCAAGACAATATTCAGAGTGTTTATAGTGAAACAAACAATATGGTAGCAACAATTGTTGACTACTGGTTAAAATGGGATGAAGCGCGTAATCCGTGGAAAGAAGAAAAGGAAGAGTTGCGTGAATATTTGTTTGCTACAGATACACGCAAAACTCAAAACTCTAAACTGCCGTGGAAAAACTCCACAGTTACACCCAAACTTACCCAAATTAGGGATAATCTGCACGCTAACTACATTGCGGCACTGTTCCCTAATGAAAACTGGTTTACGTGGGAAAGTAATGACAAAACTGAAAACATTGCTAGAAAACGTACAGCTATTGTAAATTATATGAAACAAAAACTGAAAGCGTCCAACTTTCAGCTTCTTGTGTCACAACTTATTTATGACTACATTGATTACGGTAATGTATTTGTTGGTCACTCGTTTGTTACAGAAAGTAAAATTGATCCTGATACAAAAGAACCTATCAATCTGTACACTGGTCCTAGAGCGTTTCGTGTCAATCCGCTAGACGTTGTAATTAATCCTTTGTCTTCGTCGTTTGAAGCCAGTCCATTTATTCGTCGCGTTCTTAAGAGCGTTGGCGATTTGATTAACGATGTCGAAACTAATCCGACACTTGGGTATGATAAAAAAGTTGTAGAACAGTTGCTGGAGTTTCGTGCTTCCTATCACGATAATCCTGAACGGTATAAGAATAGTGGATTGATTGTTGATGGGTTTGGTAGTTTGGATGAGTATGTTAACTCTGACTTGGTAGAACTTATTGAGTTTTGGGGCGACATTTGGGATAGGGATTCTAAAACTTATGTTCGTGACGTTGTTGTTACAATTGCCGATAGAAAACTCATTTTGCGTAAAACACCTAACAAAAGTTGGCTTGGTAAAAAGCCCTTCTTTCACTGTGGTTGGAGGTTGCGTCCTGACAATCTGTGGGCACAGGGTCCGCTGGATCAACTGATGGGGATGCAATATCGTATTGACCATCTTGAAAACCTGAAAGCAGACGTATTCGATCAAATTGCCTATCCTGTAGCAAAAGTTAAAGGTATCACCGTGGAAGAATTTGAGTATGCTCCCGGTGAGATTATTTTTTGCGGTGATGAAGGCGACGTTGAGTTTATGCGTCCTGATGCCACTGCACTGCAAGCTGACATGCAGATTGTAGAACTTATGAATCGTATGGAAGAACTTGCTGGTGCGCCTAAACAAGCTATGGGTATTCGTACTCCGGGTGAAAAAACCAAGTATGAAGTACAGGTGCTTGAAAATGCTGCTGGTAGAATCTTTCAAAGTAAGGTGCAATGGTTTGAGAAAAACATTCTGGAACCACTGTTGAATAGTATGCTGGAAGAAAGTAGGCGTAATTTTGGTGCTGTAGAACGCATTAAGACTATTGATCCTGACTTTGGAAACGAAGTGTTTATTGAAGTGACCAAAGATGATTTGGTTGGTAATGGTAGTTTGTATCCTATGGGTGCGCGTCATTACGCTGAACAAGCTAAGTTTATTCAGGAATTGGCCCAAACTGTGAACACTGTGGGTGCTATTCCAAGCGTTGCTGCTCATATTTCTGGCAAAGCAATTGCTAAAGCTCTTGAAGAAAACTTGGGTTGGGCTAACTACAAGATTGTCAAAGACAACGTTATGTTGTTTGAACAGGCTGAAACACAACGTTTGATGAATCAGATTCAAGAAGATATGGCAGTGGAGCAACAAGTACCGGCTGAAGGACCACCGATGCCGGAAGAAGGAATGGTCTAAATGAAACAAATTCTCATTAAACATAAGCCTGACAATCTTTCAAAAGATGAGTGGGAAAAAACATGGAATAATATGCAGTATGGTTTATCTGTATTGCATAAGACGCTACAAGAGTTAAAAGGTTCAACAACTAAAGTAAAACCTGATGATTTTGCTATTCCTAACCACTACGCACTATTAGCATTTGAAGCAGGAAAAAGGCAAGCATATCAAGAAGTTATAGATATGCTACCTGAAGGTAGTAAAAATAGTTAAAAACCTATTGGACAAACAGGGTATTTTTTACTAATATATCATTAGAAGGACTTAAAAGGAGATTCAAATGTCAGACAATGGCACAATTTTTTCGGCAGACAATGCCTCCGCACAGACTGAAGTTGCTACACAACAGTCGGGTTCGACAGAACCTTCTCAATCTGAGTTTGTAGCTGCCCTTGTAGGTGAGGGCAAGAAGTACAAGAGCATTGATGATTTGGCTAAAGCGTACGTACACGCAGATGATTTTATCGAACAGCTTAAGGCAGAAAATCGCCAGCTAAAAGAACAAACTACTGCGAGCAAAACCATTGATGATGTCTTGGAACGGTTGCAACAACAACAAACTACACAGTCGGTAGACCAATCGACACCGGCAAGACAGCCTAGTGTAGAAGACCTTACTAAGTTGGTTGAAGCTACTGTAACGGGTCTGGAGACAAAGAAGAAACGTGATGATAACATTCGTAAAGCAGATGTTCGTATGAAAGAGTTGTTTGGTGAAAAAGCGGCTGAGAAGTTTGCTGAAGTAGCTGTAACTCCTGAACTGCAACGAGTGTACACAGAACTTGCTTCTGTTGATCCAGATAAATTTGTGGCACTGTTTACAAAAGAGAGTACTGGAACTACTATAGCAACAACGGGTGGTATTAACACAACTGTAAATTATGCGTCAGTAAATAACACTGGTCGTGTAAATAAAGTTGGAACAAAAGAATATTTTGATAATGTTCGTCGTACTAACCCTGCTGTCTACTATGGTCAAGACTTTCAGTTGCAAATGGACCAAGCGGTTAGGACCAATCCTAACCTCTATTACGGTAAATAAACTAGGAGAGTATTATGGCTTTCACTTATGATACAATGAATGCCAACCTCGTTCGTGCTGAGATTTGGAGCGACCAACTCAAAGAAATTCTGAAGGATCGTCTTCAAGGTCAAAAGTATGTGCGGTGGTTGACTAACTTCCCGGATGGGAATGCCCTTACAATTCCGTCTATCGGTGAAATCCCGATGCGGGAAACAGCGGAAGAAGTGCCTGTTGTGTATGATTCGATGGACACTGGTGAGTTTCAACTTACCATTGATCGTTATGTCGAATCGGCTACGTTCATTACGGACAAAGCTAAACAAGACAGCTACTATTCCAACCAACTGATTGCTTCGTTTATTCCGAAGATGCGTCGTGCTATCGAAGAAAACCTTGAAACATCTATCTTCGCGCTGGCTGCTTCGCAAACACTGTCTGATCCTAATAGCATCAACGGTGCTGCTCACCGCTTTGTGGGTTCGGAAACTGCTGGTAATCTGGCGCTTGCTGACTTTGCTCGTGCAAAATTTGCACTGGATAAAGCCAACTGCACAGGTATGCGTGTTGCGATTGTTGATCCTTCGCAAGAGTATGTTCTGAACACACTTACCAACATTACAAACGTGAGCAACAACCCGCGTTTTGAAGGTCTGGTTAACACTGGCTTTGTCAATGATGTCACTGGTATGGCGTTTATTAAAAACATTTACGGCTTTGACGTTTATGTTTCTAACTACCTGTCTACCACAACTTCGGATGAAAATGCTGGTCTTGCAGGTGCGTCGGTGACAACCACTGGTTTTGTGCAGAATCTGTTCTGTTCGCTTGGTGGCATGGACGAAACCCCGTTTGTGGGTGCGTGGCGTCAAGAACCGCGTGTGGAGTATGAGCGCAATAAAGACCTGCGTCGTGACGAATACGTTATGAACGCTCGTTTTGGCCTCAAACTCTATCGCCCGGAGAGCATGGTTGTTGCCCTGACTCCTGTTACGATTTAATAAGGAGATTATAATATGGCTACTTCTCAAAGGCGCGGTTCTTCGTGGACTAATCCTGACGGTCTGGTGGTGGGTTTTGGTACGCAACGTCCGGTGATTGAGGGCGATGAATCCAAGTCCTTCTCTGGTAAAGGCGGTCTTAAAACTGCTGTTACGTCATTTACATGGCGCGATGTTAATGCTAACAACGCTAACGGTGCTATCAATATTCCGATTCCTGCCGGTTCTAAGGTGGTTGAAGTTAAGTTGGTAGTGGATGTTGCGTTTGCTGGTGCTGGTAATGCGCTGATTGTGGGTGATGGTGTGACCACTAACGGCTTTATTAACACCACTGCTGGTGCTGTTGCGTCGCTTACTGCCGGTGCGGTTATTGCTGCTAACGGTGTGTATGCGTTCGGTGCGACTGACACAGGTGCTGCCGAACTGAAGCTGTATAGCTCGGCTGACACCATTGATGTTGGTAGTGCTGACACAGACTGGACAGCGGGTAGTGCTTCGCTGTTTGTAACTTACATCTAATGATGTAACGGGAGGGGATGGAAACATCCTCTCCCACTTCTTTTATAAGGAATAGATATGCCAAACGTTGCACACGCTAATCTTACAGGGGCTAATTTGCATGAGCCTAAAGGAATTGCTACTGCTACCGCAAGTAAAGTGTACGTTTCCAATGGATCGGGTAGCGGCACGTGGCAGTATCCCGGTGGACAGGCATATGGAGAATTGTATATTGTAGGTGGTACTACAGCTTTTACACTGGCTGCTGCTAGTGCTTATACACGACTTGATCCGGGTACTGACTGGCAAGCTAATGGTGTTAACCTTGCTACACTTGATGCTACAGACGGTGAAATTATTATAACTGTTCCGGGTGTTTATAGAATGGAATTTTGGTGCAACTTTACCACAGCAGCAATTGCTTCTGGAACAAAGTATAATTTTAAATACGCAACAAACGGTGTTACATCTAGTCGTACAATTACAGTACAGAAAATTACAAACAGTACAGACAGTCTACATATTGCTGCATCAGGTATTTCTACGTTTGCAGCTAATGATGTTCTTTCTATTTATGCAGGTGGTGATGCTACAAGTAGTGGTACAAACATCACTGTAACACAAGCTGGTTTTAGCATTGTTCTACTAAAGAATCAGTAATATGGCTACAATGACTCTTCTTGAAATGACACAGTCTGTCCTGAACGCTATGGACAGTGATGATGTCAACTCTATTGACGGTACTGTGGAAAGTGCTCAAGTTTCGTTTATTATTAAAGAATCATATTTTGATCTGATTAGCCAACGTAATTGGCCGTTCTTAGGAACGAAATTTAGTATGACAGGTATTGCTGATCCGGCACGCCGTACCTATCTTCAACTACTTGACACCTATTCAAAGATTGATTGGGTCAAGTATAATGGTACAGAAGTGACGTACCTTGATCCTAAAGAGTTTCAAGATATGCTTGATATGCGTGTTGTCACTACAAACGTAGTGGATAGTGATAAGTTTGTAATTAATCGTGATCCTATTTATTTTACTACGTTTGACGATGAGTTTTTTGTATTTGATTCAATTGATCTGAGTGTTGACTCAACTCTACAAACTTCTAAAAACACTTGTTTTGGTACTCGTGTACCTACGTGGACACACGCAGATTCGTTTGTTCCTGACATGCCAGCAAAGATGTTTCCTACGCTACTGTCAGAAGCTAAGAGCACTGCCTTTATCAATCTTAAACAACAAGCTAATGCTAACGAAGCAAGAAAAGCACAACGTGGTCGGAACGTCATGCAGAATGAAGCGTGGCGTAATTCTAGTGGACAAGCTAAATGGAACACACGGGTGAACTATGGAAGAAAATGATACACTGTTTGACGATGTTATGCGTAAAGGCGAAGAGCGTCAGCAAAAGCAGCGCGAATCAAAGAAAAACTTTCAAGAAAGTGTAGAGAAGGGTGAGAAAAAGCTAATTGCTGAAGTAACTCCTAGCGGTCTTTACACACTTCGATTTGAAGGTGGTGGTCATCTTCCTAAAGAGTTGAAAGGAAAATTTACGTCCATTCAACGTGTTCGTGCGCTAGTAGTGGCACGATATGGTAAGGACATTCTCGCGTGAGTGTACAAACTGCACAGGATGAACAGTTTACTTTTGTTGCAGGGTTAAACACAGAGGCGTCCTACTTTACCTTTCCTAAAAATACATGGAAAGATGGTAATAACTTGGTTCCTAATGTCAATGGTAAGCTGACTAAACGGCTTGCTCTTGATCTAGAAGCAGACTATCAACTTACTACACAGAACATTTCTGCTACAGATAAAGATTTGTGGGCTTTTGTCACTGGTAAGTGGGTTGCTGTCGCTGGTGATGGGGATGTTAACTTTATTGTTGCTCAAGCAGGTAGGTATGTATATTTTTATGCAGACACACCTATCGCTACATCTACACAAAAGAAGTCATTTAGTATTGATCTAAACACTTATAAGCCAACAGCAAATCCGTCTATTATTGGAACTGCTCCTATTAAGTGTGTAAGTGCTGCTGGAAAACTCATCATCACTTCGCGGGATACTAATCCTATTTCTGTAGAGTACAACACTGCAACTGACACAATTACAGTTACAGAAATTATTATTAAAGTACGTGATTTTCAGGGCATTGATGATGGTTTGGACATTGACGAAAAACCTACTACTCTTAGTGACGCACACAAATACAACTTGTTAAATCAAGGTTGGGATCAAACTAAAATCAATGCATATTTTACAGCAAAAGCTGTCTACCCTTCTAATGCACAGAGTTGGATTTATGGAAAAGATACTAGCGACAATTTTGATAGTAATATACTTGATAAGCAAGACTTTGGAACGTCAAGTGCGCCTAAAGGAAGGTACATCCTTGACGCGTTCAATGAAGATAGAACCGCAGCATCGGGAGTGGCAGCATTGGCTACAATCGCAGAAAGCTATCGTCCTTCCGTCTGTGCATTTTTTGCAGGTAGGGCATGGTTTGGTGGCGTTCAAAGTACACGGCTTGGAGCAGCTATCTATTTTAGTCAAGTAGCCGTTGATTCTACTAAATATGGTAAGTGTTACCAAGACGCTGATCCTACATCAGAAGTGTTGTCTGATCTGGTAGACAGTGATGGTGGAGTGGTATTTATTCAGGATTGTGGTGAGATTGTAGACATTATCACTTACAACAATGGTATTGTTGTGCTTGCTACAAACGGTGTTTGGACAATTGTTGGAACATCGTCAAACGGATTTACAGCTACTGGCTATGAAGTGCAAAAGATTAGTAGCTTTGGTTGTGTTAGCTGGAAGAGTGTTGTTGACGTTGATGACGCTATTTTGTTTTGGAGTTATAGCAGCATTTGTAAACTTGGTAGGACACAGGTTGCAACACTTGGTGTTGAATCAATCACTGATCTTACAATTAAAACACTCTACAACAACATTCCCTCAGTGGCTAGGCAGTATTCGGCAGGTGCGTATAATCCTTCTGATAAGACGGTGTATTGGGCGTATAACGAAAATCTCGCAACAAACGATGCAGAATTTGCATACCATAAAACAAATGTGTTGGCACTTGATCTTCGTACAAATGCGTTTTATACACTGTCTTTTCCTACGTCTATATCGCTACCTGCGTTTACAGATATTGTTGTTACAAGAGAAACTAATAACGAAGAACTAGACTATACGGTTGTAGACAACTCTGGAAACACTGTGGTAGATGCAAGTAGCAACATTGTGGTTGCATCTTTTGCAACTACTGTTGCAAGTAAGAAACAATTTAAACTATACACAGTGGTGCCAGATGGTGATGCTTTTGAAGTTACGTTTGCAGACTTTTTAAATGAGCGTGATGCACCTACTAAATTTTATGATTGGTACACTTTTAACAACACTGGTGTAGCATTTGAGTGCTTCTTGCTTACAGGATATAACTTTGCACCTAATGGTCCTGCTAAGTTTTCACAATCTACTTATTGCGTAGTATTTATGGAGCGAACAGAAACAGGTTTTGATGGTAGCTTTAACGCACTTAACGAAAGTAGCTGCACAATGCAAGTCAGGTGGGATTTTACAGACAATGCCAATCCTAATAAGTGGGATAATGGACAAGAAGTGTATAGGCACAAACGAATGTTTATTCCGTCATCCACTGCATTTGATGATGGTTATCCTGTTGTAATTACTAAAAACAAAGTGCGTGGTAGGGGAAGAGCGTTACAAATACGTTTTACAGCAGATTCAGATTATGATATGCGGTTGCTTGGTTGGAGTTTGACAACATACGGAGGAACTAATGTCTAGTCGATCAACCGTTCTTAAGAACGAATATGGTCATCTGGAATATCAAGTTTTTAAAGGTGCGTATTTTGTACACCTTACTTTGCATCAGTGGAGTAAATCACTTTATAAAAAATACTTGATAGTTTTTGAAATGTGGTTGTTAGATTTGGCAGAAGATGGAATAGAAGACGTATTTGTAATTATACCGGACAACGATAAAAAACTATACAAGTTTGAAGAAATGTTTGGATTCAAAGAAATTAAACGAAACGATAGTGCCATTCTTATGGCTAGGTCTACAAGGAGTACATAATGGGAGCTGATCCGTTTACACTTGCTGCGTTGGCTTTTACTGCTGCTGGAACTGTTAAACAATACCAAGCTGGTCAAAGACAAGAAAAAGCAATGGAGACACAAGCGGCTGCTCAACAAGAGCAGTTTCGTATTTCTCAACAACAAGCTGAGATTCAAAATGTACGTGCTGTTAGGCAACAATTGCGTCAGCGTTATGCTGCCGCTGCTGCATTGACAGCACGTGGTGCTACTACAGGTACATTGGGTAGTAGTGGTATTGCTGGTGGTTTGTCATCGTTGGGAGCACAAGAAGCTGCTAACCTAAACTACATGTCCGATGTAGCAGGAACACAAGAAGCTATGGGTGCACAGGCTGCTATTATTGGGCAAGCACAATCGCAGTATGGCATGGCTGCTGGACAAGCAGCACAAGGTGCAGCTTTTTCCAATCTTGGTGGAACCATCTTTCAGCAACGAGGTGGTCTAAAAACAATTTTTAAACCGCAAGGACCAACTTAAATGGCTGAACCTATGGTACAACCAGATGTTGTTGCTACTCCGTACAATGATCTGAGTCAAATTGAAACGCGTCCACTTCCTCATCCGGGCGCTAGTGTTGTTGACACGCCTACTGAAACAGTAGATGACATTCTGTACAAGAATGGAGAAAACAAACCACAACCTACAGAAGTGGGTACACAAGATGTAAATCAAATGGCACTTGCGTTGGAAGCTGCTACGCAAGGTAAACTCACTTACCAAGATGCTTATCAGCGTCTAATGGCAGATGGTGGATTTAGTAGCAAGACAATTAGGGAACACGCTGCCGCGTTATACGTAAATCAAATTCAAACACAAAAAGAAATGTTTGATGCTGCCGCTTCTCGTAACATGATTGTAGAAGCTGAAAGTCATGCTCGGTACATTGACAAACTTTCTGCTGTTGTAAATGATGCTCCTAAAGAAAAAGATGTCACTACAATTACACGTGAAGCTACTACCAATCTGGCAACATCCAATCCTACTACAATTGAAAACAATGATGTAAAAAAGATTTTTATTGAAGCAACTGATTTGGGCAGTACTACAGGTATGGCAGAAGTGCTTCAGAAACTACTCGTATCAAAGGGTCTTGCTGTAGATCGCACTGCGTTTGTTGGAACACTTGGCATGGCTATTCTTGGGCCTATTAACGTGGGTATGGTAGCAGGTGGTGTTCCGGGGTTGGTTGCTGGTGTTGGTGTCGGTAGCAAGTTTGCATACGATGCGTTTAAAACAATTCCTGATGCCCTTGAAAAAGTTGGTGGTGTTAAGAGTAGGGCAGGGTTTTCTTATGCAGAACAAATTGCTGAGTGGCGACAAAAATTGTCTGCTATGCCAGCAGAAGCTGCTCTTAAGAACATTTCGGACGTTTTTGATTACATTGCCAGCAAAGAATCACTTCCGGGTGATGTAGGTAAGGTATTTACTGTTCTTAATGTTATGCGTTTGGCAGATGCGTTTGATGTTACAGACTGGAAAACACTTTCACTTTCTCTGAAAACACAAGAGTTTTTGGATAGGTTGGGGCTTGGTCTTGATACGGCAGGTGCGCTTGGTTTGGTACGCAAGGCGTTTATTGCACCTAAAATTGCATCTAAAACAGTAGGTGCTGCTGAAGCCGGTAAAGTGTTGGGCAAAGATATTGTTAATGGTACAAACAAGATGGGGGTTGATAATGCTTCTCAAGTAGGTTTTACACTTTCAGCAGACTTAAATCAATACCTTCCTGATGGAGTTGCTGGAATGTCTGCTAAATCTCAGGCAGAGATTGAAGAAGCACTTAAAAAAACTATTGAAACACTTAATCAACGTATTCGTTTGTCTGAAGACCCTGAAGCAATTAAGACAAAAGATTTTCTTTCTCGTTATACTGAAAAATATTCCAAAAGCATTGTCGCTGCTAATTTAGACACAAACGAACTAATTGTTCAGCATCCTAGTGGTAATCCTTTTAGGAATCGTGGTAATGCTATTGCGTACGCTAAAACACTTTCTGACAACACTGGACTTAAGTGGGAAGTTGTTACAGCTAATGACGAAGCTACAACAAAACTATCACGATTTAATTTTGCAAATAACGTGGATGATTTTGATCGTGACCTTGATTTTTTAATAGAAGATTATCAACGTGGAGCGTTTGATTATTTTGGTCCGGGTAGATATACAGCGCAATCTATTGCTGAAGTTATTTCCAAAAGTAAACAAGCTAGTAAAGATCAAAAAATACTTGCAAACATACTGAAAAAAATACCTGCGCTTGATAACGTAAAGGTAGAACTGTTTAACAACGCAAAAGACCTTGCAAAAATACTTGGTGTCAATGAACTTGATGAAGCAAAACTTTATCAAGGAAAATACCACTGGAAAAACAACACAGTATACTTGCACAAAGATTTGGCGTCTTCTAGAAGTCTAGCACTGCATGAAGTTATGCACGCAGCTATTTCTCAAGTCATTGATGTTGTAAGAGTCGGTGGTGCAAAGGTTAGAAAAATAGCGGGTATTCGTCCTGAACAAATTGCTGCTGTTGAAAATTTGCGAGAAGTGTACAAGGATGTTGTTTGGCAAATTAGTCAACGTGTTGCCACTGGCGAAGCCAGCGAATCCTATCGTGAAATATACGGACTTTATGATGTCCATGAAATGATTAGTGAAGCACTTACTAGTCGTGAGTTTATTGAACTACTTAAGGAAATTAAACTTAGTCAAGACACCATTGATGCTATTCGTCAAAACGACAAGAACATTGGAATTATTAAAAGTGCGTGGGATGCATTTACAAAAATGTTCTTAAAAGCACTTGGTCTTACACCTAAACAAGCTGATGCTTACTCACAAGTTGTAGAACAAACA